TGCAAAATACTCAGGGCTGCTCATACATTTCATGTACTCTGCAACTTCTTCTTTCGTAAAATTTTGCGCAACATTATCACCCTTCACGAGTGGGTTGCCCATATATCCATCACCGGCCATAATATATTATTCTTCTATATCAATTGTCTTTTCGTCGTTATTCTTTAAAAACTTTTGCAATTCAGTTGTTGAACCTACGAAGATCGCATTGTTTGTAGTATCGCCACTTTTAGATTCTTTTTCTTGTGTTATATCTTTACGAACCTTTTGTAATTTTACAAGATCTTGAGACATTTGACTCGCGTCTTTGATCATATTTGATAAAACTTCAAACGCCCGAGGATGTTCTGACTCAGATGCAAGTGCCATCATATGATTAATCGCTTCAGACGACTGATCAATCAATTCTTTCATTTTCTCTCGAGAATATTCTACATCCTTCTCGGTATCATTTATGATTTGCCCTTTATCGACTTCAGTCTTAGGCTTTTCAACAATGTTTAAGTTTTTCTCGAGAGCATCAAGTATTTCATTTTTAGCCATGATCAAATCCAAATGTGGTTGTAATAGTATCACTATCGTCTAATGGTGGTTCATCACCTGCGTCAACTGTAATTCTCACGTTTTCTTCACCATAAGGATTTTCAGTTTTATTTTCTGCACGATTTTCTGTATCACTATAAAAGAATGTATCAACAATACGAATAACCTTACCTTCGCTTACACCTCCTGCAAATCTTACTTTCATAGTAAAATTGAGTGTATAAATGATAGTGCGTCTTGTTTGAAAGTCTCCTTCATAATCATCTTGTATAGATGTGCCAGTTAAGACAATAGGTACATCTGTCACAGTTCCAGGACCTTCCATATCTTTAATTGCTACAGTATATTCGGGAGCAAATGTTGGAAGAATTTGTTCAAGAATTTGCAAAGCATCATCTTGGTTTTTGGCGTATATATTCAATTGCATTCCAATCGTATAAGGAACACTTTGATTTACTACGTTTGTTTTAGCGGTTTCTCCACTAATTGGTAAACACCTTTTGTTAAATTTGTTTAGTTTACTACCAGTATCAAAACTAATATCAGTAATTTCAAAACTCATCCTTGGAAGTTTAATCGCAATTGAAGCATCTGCTGATGCTACGGTATCAGCCTGAATACGTGCTAAAAACTTTTTACGAGGACCATACGCAATTGGTACGCGAGTTTCGCCAGTGCCCTGTCTTACAATACGCATATTATTAAATAGCGTTCCAAAAACAGCAACTGCTTTCTTCATTGTTTGATTATAAAAATATTGCCCTAACATATTACGTAGTGATATTCACTTCTCCAAATGGGTTTGTTTCACTGAAGTCAATAAAGTCTCCAGCGCTAATAGCATTTTCAAAATCTTCGTTATCTGCAAAAGGATCATTACTATCAATCGCGCCGAAAGAATCTGTAGCTAATATTGGATAACTGCCTGCGTGCAAATATGAGATTGTTTCGTGTTCACGAACTGTTTCTAAGTTTCCAGGTGTAGTGCCAGAAGTTGTGTTAAATATTATTTCACTCGAAGGATATGCAAAAGTTAAAGGTGTGTTATCGGCTAAAGTTACTTTTTGTGATAGACTAATATTGGCGGTTGAAGAAACATTAGTTGCAGCGCTAAATGTTTGACTAGTCACACTTTGAATTGTAACACCTTCAGGAACACCATTTCCAGTAACTGACATACCGGCGCTTAAAGTGCCGTACATACCAGGTTCATTAATATCTACAAGGCCATTGTTATCTAATACAACAGTTGTGCTATTATTCACAGCACCATTTACGTGTCCAAAAGGGCTATTCGCTGTAAGACTTGATACTTCAACTATTGTGCCAGCAGCATAACCATAGGCGTTCAGCTCTACTGTAGCAGCAGTTATACCAGTTGTAGGCGTGTTTGGCCAAGCAGTTGGTATTCTAACGTATACCGCACCATTATAATGTTGAGTGATTTCAAATGTTCCTTCGAAATCACTTAAATATGATTCACTTAAATTGATTATTGTTACGTGTGTTGCGTTTATAGTTTGCGGTTCATTAAAGCTAATTACAATAGTTTTTCTATCAGAACTGCCTACTACCATATTAACATCAACGTTTGAATACGTTTCTAAAGCATTAAGCTGAATATCTGTATTTGAGATTGTTGACACTTCACCAGTAATGGTTTTCCAAATAGGAAAATCGTGCACGTGTGTTTCTTCTGGAAATCCAGTAAGGCTTTTCGTTTGTTGTATATCTTCACCAATATTAAATGTTCCTACACCAGCACCTAGTGTAAGTTGTGTACGAGTTGCATATTTTGTTTCAAACACATCGACTGCATCAATACCTGTATCAAGTGCTTCATTACCATATTCAAATAACTCACAAGTTAACTTAAACGTAGGAAGATTTGCTATTTGATAGAAAGGCGTTTCGTCTTCAACAAAAGTAATTTGGAATAACCCTTTTACAAGAGGGAAGTAAATTAAATCACCTTCTTGTGGTCGTGATTCGGGTGTTGGTTGGAATCTACCTACAAGCTCTTCCCAACGTCGTGTTGCAAGAACCAACGTCATTGAATCACGTACTTCTACACCAAACTTAGAAAGTAAATCTCCATCACCTTCAAATCCATCAGTATTTTCAACATACATTTCAATTTGAAATGCTTCACCAAATTTACTTAACGCATCTTCATTAAAGATCGCGTCGGTATTGACTATTGTACGAGGAATGTAATATACATCGTGACCATAGATCTTAAGAGCCTCTATCGTGATATCTTCGTAGAGTCTTTTTTCCGGTGTTGTTCCTTGAGAAAAATATACATTTCGTGGCATAATAAATTAACCGATAAAATCTAATGGTGGCATTTCATGTTTCAACTGCATTGTTTCTTCAAGCTGCTGAATTTCTTCTTTGGCATCATCAAATATTTGACGGCCATTTAACGTTACGCCGCCAGGTAAAGTCATTCCTTCAAATTTAATTAAGTTTAATCCCCATTGACGCTTAAATAACGCTGTTACGTACTTCTTTAAGAATGCATCATTATATACATCAGTATAAGTTTCTGGATCAAGCGCTTCGTAACCATCTAATACCACATACTGATCAAGCATATTTTTTAAAGTGTCAGAATGAAAGTTGACACGATTTTTATGACGCGACCATTCAATCATTTCGTACATACCATTAATATTGCGATCAATCAACGACATATATTGTTTTGTCATTTCATAATTTACAATACCACCGTGCGCAGCATTGAGATCAAAAATATCATTTAAATGAAGCTGATAATCAACTGAAAAAATTGATGTGGTATGTGTATTACTAATATTAAAAACATTATTAATAGAAAGAATGTTCGCGCTATTTGGAACTTCGATATAACCATTATCAATATCGGTTTGCGTCACTTGATGTTTACGCAAATTACGAACTACAGCATCGCCATGATATTCTTGATAGTATTGAATAGCTTCATCTATACGATCTTCTAACTGATCGTCGTCTACATTAATCTCAATTACAGGATGCCCTAAAGCTCTTAAGCAATAATCAATTAATTTTTGTCTTGTATTGGGTGTTGCCATATTTCTATTTATACGTCGTCATCGGTTATATAAGTACCTGAAATTTGAAATGTAAACGCCTTAGTTCCGTCTGCTGTAAAATTAAATGGGTGAAAGTGAAAATCGTTTACTTTAATGCGTTCGTAATTCCATCCTACGCCTGCGCCAGGTACAGGTCCAAATTCCCCTTGACCTACATTTTTTTCGAAGAATATAACACCATTTGGACTAGAGCCAACAGAGCCACTGTACGAATTATCACCTAAATTTTGCCAACCTTTTCGAGGATGAACCTGCACGATCATCACATCGGGACCATCCGAACCTTCTATTTTTGCAGAGTGAGGAAGACCTATAATGCCTATTTCATCATTAGTACCAGCTGTTTTAAATGCTGAATCGAAATGAGTGACTTTAATAATAATGTTGACAGTAACTACTCTACCAATTTTTACGTAATATCCTTCTTGTTTAGCATACGCACTTTGTTCGGTTGTACCATTGAGTGCTAGCTTTGGCGTAAACGTACCATAATCGTATTCTTTTAGTTCTTTACCGCTACCAATCTTTAAACTTTCGCTTATTAAAACATTGCCACCTACATCTAAACTTTCGCTTATTAAAACATTGCCACCTACATCTAAGGTTGCCTGTGGAATGCTACCAGTTCCAATGCTGACACTATTTCTACTAATTGAGCTACCACTACTTTTTGTAACATAAAGAGTTGGCGTACCTGCGCCTCCCGCTAAAAAACTGCTACTGCTATCAATTCTAACCGCATGAAACGTATCACTAAAAAAATCAATACTGCCGCCTCCTAAGCCGCCACCTGCTTTTATATTAAGATTGCCCGCAGAACTAGTAGCGTTTGTTCCTGTTTGTATAGTAATACCATTACCAGTATCATCGTTGGTTTTTATTAATAAATGAGAATCACCATTGGGAGTTATATTTGATGCCTGTAATGTTCCGACTGCTGATATATTTCCATCAACTACAATACCGTCTGACCTTACATCAAGCATTGCGTTATCATAACCAATCTTAATTGTTGAAGCGTCTTTATTATAGACGTTCTTACCAATTGCAATACAATCTGCATCTGTTTGAGATCCAGGACCAATTTGATATGCCGTATAATCGCCATGATTATTAGCGTTAAAGTTAATTAAATTATCGCCAAGAGTATCATCGTGAATACCATCGATACTTCCTTTATGTAAAGTCCAATTAGAACTACCAAATGCGGTAAAATAACCTAAATCAAATTGTTTAATTCGCCTACCATAAACAAGTATTGCACTTAATCCATCACTATCAGGATCTGGATCAAGAACATATGCGGCCTGTTTAATTACTAAATCATACCGGCCATCTGTAATAAGCGTGCAGTGTTCGTTCTTTACTAATCCATGAGCTACTGACCATGTTGCTTTTAGTGTTTCATCTTTTAAACGATTTGGTGTAAAGTTTGTTTTTGAATAAAGTTGTAGGTTTGTTTCGTTACCGCTTTGAACGATAGTGTTTGTTCCAATCGTTTCAAGCACAACATCATCGAACGTCAATGCTGTTTGATCTGTTCCAAGAGGTACTTCGCTCGTTGTTTTATAATTACCTCCGTATAATTCGACCTTAAATGTGTTTGTAGTTGTCGTAGTAACTTTACCAAATATTTGTGCTGCAACTATAGGACCAGCGAATGATTGACCAAATTCCATTCTTACATTATCACCAGTCGAAAGTGTATGGCTATTCAATGTAATTTCTAATTCTTCAGACTTATTTAAAGGAGTTGTATTACTTACAAAAAATACTTGATTATTAGCATTTCGATTAGTAGAATTTTGAAGTAATGATACATCAAGAGTAGCAGTAGATGTATCAATTACCGTTGTGCTAATAGGACGAGCAACTCGGTGTTGTGCCCAAAAGACTGCTTTATTATTCGGAAGAAGATTATCTTGAATAGCATAATATCTTTCTTGAACTCTTTTTGTATTCTTTACATCACCTTCAGCTTCTTGCTCAATGCGATTGATATCAATTAACGAGTGGAAATGATTTGAACCATCGCCAAATCCGTTAGTAAACCCACTTCGTTGGAAAAGATCGTGTCCTACTGTAGTAGGTCCTTGCACCTGTAAAGAAACCGCAGCGTTATTTGTACCACTTGAGAAAAGTTGTAATCCTAATCCACGTTCTGGTGTAATTTTAACCTTTTTATCAAAATTAGTTAGACCACTAAAGTTTGTTAAATCACCAGTGAACGATGGATTATTAATAGGTGCTTTTGTAGCAACGCTATCTGTAATAGTCGTTGCAAAATTCTCATCATCATTAAGCGCAGCAGCCAATTCATTTAAAGTATCTAGTGTCTCTGGTGCAGAATTAACTAAATTTGCTATATTAGCATCTACTTCAGTCTTAGTGTAAGTTGTACTTTGATCTGCCTTTAAGTCTAAAGCAGTTTGTGTCGCAGTAGAGATTGGCTTATCAAGATCAGATGTATTATCTACATTTTCTAAACCTACACTCGCCGCCGTAACATCATGTAACGTTACATTTTTTGCGACTATCTTATTCGATGGATTTATTTGTGCGTTAATGGTCCCATTCGATGAATTTATCTGTGCGTTAATAGTTGTCATTTTATCCCGTGGTAACACGAGGAGTAACATCTATTTGCCCTTCAACCACTCGTGTAATGATTGGAGTAGCATCGCCAGAAAGAATTTCAATATCATAAACATAACGTCCAGCCTTTAGCGAGGAAGTTTGTGCAGCGGTTAAACTACATGCCAATTCGCTTTCCGAAACATTAATCGAAATAGTAAAATCTACCGAGGTGCTTGAGGTATACGATTTTCTTATTTGGCCGCGGCTAGTGTAATCTGTCAAGTCAACCGCACCAGTCGTGGTTGAAAGATCAACAGTAAAGTTAAAATCTGATCCTTGATCAATAAAAAGATTTGAGTATGTTGCCATTATTCTTCTGGTGGTAAATATTCTATATTTCTATTTATATATTCTCTTGTTATTAAATCGTTATCTTCAATATATGTTTTGCCTTCTTCTTTATTATCGAATGTAATGTATTTCATTCCTTCCGTAATATTTATAGCAAAAGTTTTATCTGTCTGAAATTGCAAATCTTCTAAAAGTTCTGAAGTTTCAACATCCAAAATTATATACCACTTTTGAAAAGGTGGTGGATTCAACCATGTTTCTGTATATTCTGTAATCATATTATGCAGGCCAATTTGAAGCTTGCCAGTCGCTATTTGTACTAAATTGAATACTCCAATTATTATCTAGTAAATAATTAATTGCGGTATTTCCTGTATTTGCATTTCCTCCACTTGTAGCAGACATTGAAATTAAATCAGATGGTGGTCGATTTCCTTGCATTTTAATCACTCTACTGAGGATACCATTCGATGAACCTGCAGCGTTCGTGATTGCTACTAGTACCTGATTTGTCGTTGAAGAGGAGAAAGCGTTGTATCTTAAATCGATTAGTGTATTATTTGAAAATGAACATCTTTCAAAAACATTAGACGCGCAAGAAGTTATTTTTGGAATAATTATTCCATTCTTTAGATTTGTCATAGCAAGTTCTTCTAATACTCCAGTTCTAGGGCTTGGAGGAGAACAAATTGGAAATGCTTGAGATGAACTTAATCCTGCATGATAAGTTCCATTACTAGATCTTCCACCAATTTTAAATCGTGTAATATTATAAGGAAGCTGAGTAGGAAGATCGCCATGTAATTTCATTCCTACAACATTAAATTTACTTAAATTAGATGTTAGAATAAAAGTAGGTAAAGTTCCTTCGTGTGTACCAGTGTTACCACTTTCATTTGAAACTAAAAAATTATAAACTGATGCAGGAATACTGGCCGGCAAAAAGCTATCTGAAGCACTTCCACCTGTAAAATTTATCTTATTCCCTTGAATTCGAATCGTTTGAACATTAGTTGGAAGTGTTGTTGGTATTCTTCCACTAATTGTATTATTATTTCCGGTTAAAGAAAAAACATCTAAAACGCTCGACCAAGACGATGGTAAAGAACCGCTAATTGTTGATAAATCGCTATCTAATTTAAAACTTACTAAGTTGCTAGGTAGTACTGAAACAAAATTTCCAGATAATCGAGCGTTCGATCCTTCAAATTCAAAATATAATAAATTACTAGAACCAAATCCAGAAATAGATCGTATTTCATTTCCACTACTATCTTTTAAATAGTAAAGCCCTGTAAAATCATCGATGTATAAATCGCCACCAAGAGGCGTGGAACTACTTGGTAGAGTAATTTGAAAAATTGATGATGCTCCTGCTATAGATATGTTAGACATGATATTTTATCCAAAATTTGAGTTTCGTGTTATTTTTGTCAACTACTAATTGAAATATAGCTTTATTAATTTCTTTTTTTCTTATTTCTTTTAATTCTAAAAGAAGATTTTCTTTTTGTAATTGGAACTTTTCTTTATCTTCACATTCAATAACCAATCCAGTAAGAGGGTGTGTAATTTCATATTCGCAATTTTCATCTTCTGCACAATACTTTTTTATATTGCTATTTATTCTATGAAAGGTTGCATATTTTATATTAGGATTATAAGAGTCTAATAATTCGTCTACTCTTTCTTCTAAAGCACTTTTCGTATTTATTCTTTCGTCGTATAATTCATATACGTACTTTTTTTGTGGTTCAATATCGTATTCCTCAGCAGCATTTATTAAATAATCGCCATGACCTTTGCAAACATCTTCTACGGTTTGATAAAAATCGTTTTCGCTGATCCCAAGATTATTATCACTCCACGTTTTTAGTACACTACTAATTTCAACAGATTTTCCGCTTTTTAACATATCATATAATAAGTTTTGTTGAATAAAACCGTTTTCGTCTGAAGTTCCTTTATATTCTTTTAATCTTTCCTTTTGGAAATGAATAGGACTATGCCATGCAGGTATAAGCTTTTTTAATAACTTTAATGATATTTTCATTTTAAGAATATGTATGTCCAAAGTTTTGATTATCAGGAACTACTTCACTACTGCCATCACCCCAAAAAATATCAACGGATCCGTTAGTGTCAATTTTAAAATTAGTTAGTGTAAGCCCACTTGTGTTAGTTAAAGGCTCCCATAGTAATGAAATAGATAAACCATCATTTGTAATTGCTCCATAAATGTTACCATTATTAACTACAGTTGGTTGCCCACTAACGTATTTGCTACGTATTGCGTCTCCTCCAGATCCTCCGGCAGTATTTGTTGATCCACCATTAGCTCCCCAGCCTCCGCCGCCGGCAGCATTACCTGTTCCATTAGAACTACCGCCGCCTCCATTATTGTTAGCACCACCGCCTCGGCCACCACCACCGCTTTGATTAAGGCCAGGAATAATTAAGCCGCCGCCTCCGCCGCCGCCGCCATAGTGTCTGCCTGATGAATCCCCTGACATATTATTTTATTTCCTTTTTAAATTTAAATCCAACTGTTTCATAACCTAAACGGTTATAAATTTTATTTACTATATCTGTATTTATACCAGAACCTATCGAACACCTGAGCTCACGAGCACTTTTTAAACGAGCCCATCTTTCAAATTTTTTTAAGAAACCTATTGCAGCATATGAACCTCTTTTGTCTGGTGTTACATACCAAAATAGATCAGATGCAAAAACACTATTACTAAAGTAATAATAATTAATAAAGCCTACAAACATGCCATATATTTTATCATTATCATCTACTGCAACTAACGGATAAAAATCGTGTGACTGTGTCCAAATATTTTCAAAATTGTTATAGTTTTTTTCGATTGAATACGGTATATCACTATAATTTGATTCTTTATGAAAATGTGCACCCATTTCTACACAGTGTTTCGAATCTTCTGGAATCATTTTTCTTATCACAGCTTTTCAAATTTTACATCGATTAAATCATAATTTACTTTATAAAAACCAAATAAACATTTTTTAATAGCAGCTGGATGAGAGTCTAAAAGCTCTTGTGCAATTACTCCTCTGTATCTTTTAAAAGACCAAATATAATTAAATTCGTATATGTTAATTCCAAATTTTGAGGTGCCAACTAATTTTACATTTCTTTTTAATCTTTTATCTGATGAAAGGTAATATCCACCTCCGCTTCCACCAGCGTCACCACCCTTTCCTCTCTGCTCTTCTCTATCTGTTCCGCCATTTGAACCCTTAGTACCACCTACAGTCGCTCCAGCTCCACCTGCTCTTGCAGGATCTCCTTCTTTTGCAGCTGAATAACCGCCTTTACCACCACCGGCACCACCACCTCCACCTGCTCTACTGGTAGAAGCTCCACCACCTCCACCTGCTCCAATATTTCCATTATTGACCAGTGTATAATCTGAGTTTGATGTAAATGAAATTACTGGGCCACCGTTATATCCAGAGTATTGGGAAGAATTATTGAATCTTCCGGCATTTCCGCCTTTACCTAAGATATTACCATTATTGTTTATTGTTATACCGTTTGGAAAATCATCAACAGTAAGAGCATAACCCGATGTGCTTGTAGATATAATATAAACCCCTTCTGCAATATCAACTACTACTTTTTGTGTTTGGTCCCACCCTGCAGCAACACACGCATCTCTTAAATTATAATTTGATTTATTGCTCGTAACCGTTAAAATAAATACTCCAGAATCTCCATACAAATCGCCATACGAAATAGGAATTTGAAGTGCTAGCATATCAGAAGTTATATTACCAAGCGCTGCAGTAAGTTCAGTCGTAGTTTCATAAGGAAATTCTTTATCAAAAAGAAGATGAGCATCGTAGGAGCCAACGCTTTGACCTGCTAAATTATCTGGTTCATAAGAAACGTTAATAACAGAAGCATTCAAACTTGCTAGGACCGTGGCAGTCACTGACGGTGTACCAGTATAATTGGGATTTAAGATTAATTTTGCTCCACGAACTATGCTTTGACCAAAAACGAATTTTTCGGCGTCTCCTTCAGACGTAAATGGATAACGAACCGCGAACCCATTTTTTGATACGTTATTATAACCAACAGGCGAGATAGCTCCACTTGGCCATCGATCAGCAAATGATAAAATTAAATTACTTGCAGGTCTTATTGGCAAAATATTAGCTTTAGGATGATTGCCAAACGGCGCATCAAATGCACGAGGATTTCCAGTATATACAGTATTAGGATTATTACTCAAGTTTCTGCCGGCAGAATCTTGATAATATTCTGATAGTGTTACCAAAGGCGCATTACCTCCAGCATCTCCTACTACTTCTTCTATTTCTGATGCCTTTAAAGGCCCACTAGTTGGTAAATTATTATCTGACATCGCGCTTAAGTTCTTCTACTTCTTGTTGCAGATCCTTAATCGCTTCTATCAATAAACCAACCACATTGCCATAAGCCACTGACTTCATTTCATCTGCATTGTTTGTAGTTGAAACTACTTCAGGTATAACCTTTTCAATTTCTTGTGCAATTACACCAATACTTTTTTCACCAGTATCTTTTCGTGTAAACTCAACACCACGAAGTTGACTTACCTTTTCAAGAGCGTTAGGAATCGTTTCTATATTTTCTTTTAACCGTTCATCAGAGAACGCAGTAATATCGTTTTCTGCTAAAATTTTACCATTAACATGAAGTGCTTCAGTAGGTGTACTATCAGTAAGTTGAATACCAACATTACCTTCAGAAGTAATTTGTATTCCATTAAATACTTCTCCTCCATTAGGATATCCTTCAGAGCCAACAGATATATCCATTCTATCTACGGCATGATCGTAGCTAATCATTCCAGGATATTCGTGATTTTCATCAGCAAAGAATATATTTCCTTTTGAGTCACTACCCGAAAGAATTGTCATTCCTCGTATACCAGAAGCTTGGCCAATCATAAGATCGTCAGCGCCAGTATTTGCTCGTGCTTCAAGATCTTGTCCGTATTGTACCAGTCTACCATCGTGTAAAATACTAAAGTATCTTGCATCGGGATTAGGACCTGAAGAGTCATTACCTTCACCAAATATGATCATTTCATTGGTTCCACCCGATTGGCTCCTTGAATCGTAATGTGATCTAAAATCAATATAGCCCATACTCGTGCCATCAACAATTCTTTGAATTCGTTGTGATGCACTCATGTGCCCAGAGTCTGCAGCAGTTTCTCCGTCTGTAACGAGACGAAGACTTCTAAATGTAAGCCGATCCTGATGTATCGCATTTGCGTCTAATCTTAAGTGCTCGATAAAGTCACCTTTTGTAGGACCTAAATCTTGTGCTCCACCGATATGTAATGTGGCATTATTTGAATCTGTTAAATCAACTGGAGAATTAATAGCAACTTTACCACCATCGGTAGCAAAAACCTTCATTGCTGTTACTTCTGAAGTTGCAGAATCAGTTGGTGTTTTCAAGCCGCGGACTTTAATAAGCATTTTTGCGTTTTCATTTGTCTGACCGGTCCAAGCATTTAACGCTATCCAATCAATTCTACCCGCAGATTTAACTCCTCCTCGATATCCTTGAGCTACAATTTCCCCAATTTTTTGCCCATTAGACGTGTTGTTTCTCGATCCAAAAGTACCTGTTGTAGTACGTAATGTAATTCTTGCGCCATCACTATCAGAACTATTCGCTTCAATAATTACGTTATCTATACCACCATCACCAGCTACGTGTATATCACCTCCAGGAGTTGTTGCATTTCCTAAACCAAGTTTGCCGGCATAAGTAAGTTTATCATTATATAATTTGACTTCTTTACCCCATGTAACAGATCCTCCTACCGCCGCACTAGTATCACTTGAAACTTTAAGCTCAATTCGTTGTCCTCCTGAAGAAATAGCGCCTAAGTTTTTAGCACCAATATAAGCAGCGCCTCCACCATTTACCGTATATTCTTCATCATCAGGATTTTCTGTTTGATCATTCGTATGTTGTGCACGAATATTGAAAACACCTTCACCATCGTTATGTGTAATTCTATTTGTGCCGCTACCTCCAAAAAGAAGACCATCGTCATCAGTTAACTGAATGTTTTGTGCTTTAATCGCGCCAACAACTTCTAACTCTTTATTATTATTAACAGATGTACTTGAGGATAAACTACCAATTTTAACTTTGCCACCTTTGGCTATTAAGTTTACAGTCTGGATACTATCATTATTATCTGCTGATGAAATAAGTTTTACGTGTTTATCATTATCAGCATGAATTTGTACGTGCCCCGTATGATTTAAAATTTTTAAATTATTACTTGTGTCTCGAATAAATTTAGCTACATGTTCACCAGTAACTCCTCCAACTTTTGACCTAAGTATTATTTGTGAATTGCCTTGAGACGTTCTATCATCTCCGATATGCAATGTAGCTAATCCTGTTGTATTGGGCCCACCAACACTTAAAGAAGGTGCAGCCACTCCAAGAGCAGCATACGTATAAGTTGTACCGTCTTGAGTTCTCAACACGTGTGAATCAGCATCATAATGAATAGCGTGTGTGGATGCCGCATTTGAGGATAATTCGATTTGCGATGAGTTTGAATCTGTTGTTCCAGCAGTTAATAAAACTCCATTAGTTCCATCGCCATAAATCTTTTTGGCATAAAGGATATCATTGAGTTTTACTTTACCATTTACATTTAAATCAAAACCAGACTCGGCATCTATTCCAATTCCAACACCATTTGAATTTTCACTAATGTATTGTGATATTGAACCAGGATTACTCGTAGAAGAATTACTAGAAGCAAACCCAAACTCTCGAATCGTATCAGTAGTATCTTTAAAATAAACGCTACCATCAACTAAGTTGAGAGCTAATTCACCTTGATCGATATCACTTGCTACAGGAGCATTTGTGTTCGTCGTGTTACTGGTTAAAATTATTCTTTGAAATGTTGCCATAATTCTATTTATACTGTCCTATTACTGTGTGTAAATTTCCTCAATCATTATGTTCGTAGGATATACTCCTGTTCTGTGATTACTCGAAGCAGCAGTAAACGCTGAATTAAACATAATGCGATCATTATTATCGTTCAAGCCATGAAGAGATAAGAAAAAGTTTACTACAGTTCCTGCGCTAATACCGGCCGAAGGTATCCACAATCCATTCCAATGACCAGAGTCTTCATAACTATCGGCGCCATCATCGGTGTTTCCGACAGTAAAGGTGCTATTTCTATAATAATCGGCCCCTTGAGCATTTCCTGCTAC